AAGCAGGTTCTGCCACAGAATTGTTCCGTGACATCTCTCCGCTGATTGAATTTGATGAAAACACTGTAGACAAGCTGATTCAGAAGATTGAAGCCGTCAACAAGGATGAAATTGCAGTGATATTCTGCGGAGGATTTCGCATTGTGCAGACGATGGAAAAGTAAGCCGTTGATTTCGAGCTGTGCTGCCTTACAGCGGCTTTTCAGGCTGATATCCTTAAACTACCAAAGAAACGCTCTGCAAGCCCACACAAGCGAAATGTGGGGCTTTGTGGAGCGTTTGCCTGGTGCTATAATAAATCAATCAGCCTGTTGATTGCTACATCAACCCGAAAATATAGTTTTGTCCTTTTGTCCTGCAATTGTCACAGCCGTTTTGTATAAAGTTGCGTGCTAAAAACATCGAAACATCAGCAATTTTTAGTTTTGTCCTTTTTGTCCCTATATATAAAGAAATAAAAAGAAAACAATTTATTTATTATAATATATGTATATATACAAGTATGAATTCAAATTTAAGGACAAAAGGGACAAAAAGGACAAAAGTCAAAAAAGTGCTAACTAAAGAGATTTTTTGATGTAACAATCTGAAAAATTACTGTTGGAATGTTTGGGACAATGTGACAAATCTCCTGCTGTTTATCAACTGAGCTGTAATGTTCCACGGCGGCTTTTCAGGCTTCATGCCATTAAACTACCAAAACAACGTCCTGCAAACTCACACAAGCGAGATGTGGAGCTTTGTGGAGCGTTTGCATGGTGCGATAAAATATTGAAAAAAGGCTTGCAATTTTGGCTTAGTTATGGTATAATAGAGGAGATAAAATTATTGGAGGTGATGGTATGGGAACATATCTGAATCCAGGAAATAGTGGTTTTGCAAGAATCATCAAAAGCGATTATATTGACAAAACAGGTTTGATTTCGCTAATTAATGAGAGAATGGATACGGAACATAGCTTGATTTGCATCAGTCGCCCTCGCCGTTTTGGAAAATCTTATGCGGCACGGATGTTGTGTGCCTATTATGACCACACTTGTGATTCCCATTCGCTGTTTGATAGCTATGAAATCAGTAAGGATAAAGATTACACCACTCACATGAATCAATATCAAGTGGTTTATTTGGATATGACACAAGTTATGGCTGAAGCAGATGAGGACAGTGAGTGTAAAGATATTGTTGCTTTCATTAGAAAAAAGATAACAGAAGAATTGCTCAAATATTATCCAGAGTTGGAATTTGATTCTGCTTTTTCAAACACACTCATCAATGCAGTAGAATGCAGTAAAAAATCAGAAGATGATACACCTAAAAAATTCATCATGATTATTGACGAATGGGATGCGCCGATTCGTGAAACACCAAAAATCAGTGAAAAATATTTAAATTTTCTGCGTATGCTTTTTAAGAGTAGTGGCACAACAGAAAGAATCTTTGCTGCGGCTTATATGACTGGTATTCTTCCTATCAAAAAAGCTAAGGGGCAGTCGGCAGTTTCAAATTTTGATGAATATTCTGTTCTTGAACCTTTGGAATTTGCTCCGTTTACTGGTTTCACAGAGAAAGAAGTAAAAAGAATCTGTGCAGAGAAACAGATGGATTTTGAGAAAGCAAAAAAATGGTATGATGGTTATACGATTGGTGATGCACAATCTGTGTACAATCCTTATTCTGTGATGAGAGCAATGCGTTCTCGCAAATTCCAGTCCTATTGGCAGAAAACTTCTGTTTCTGAAAATCTTGAAATTCTGATTAGCATCAATAAAGATGGCTTGCAGGAAGATATTCTCAAACTGATTGCAGGTGAAGAATTACAGGTTTATACAAAAGGCTTCAATAACGATTTTGAGAAATTCAGAACCAAAGATGATGTCCTGACACTACTGATTCATCTCGGTTATCTTTCTTACAATTCTGATACAGGTCGTGTCCGCATTCCTAATGAGGAGATACGCTTTGAGTTCAATGAACTGCTTAGGACTACAGAACAAGCACAGCTTGTCGACCTGATTAAAGCATCGGAACAGCTCCTTGCTGATACATTTGCTGGAAATGGTGATGCAGTAGCGGAAGCTATCAGAAAAGTTCGTGCTACAAACTATGCTCCTACACATTATAACAATGAACAGTCTCTGCGTTATGCTATCAAGTTTGCTTATATTATTTGTGTTGACCGCTACATGAAAGTGGAAGAACTGGCAAGCGGAAAAGGGCTTGCTGATGTAGTCTATATTCCCAAACCAACAACTGCACTCCCCGCACTGGTTGTGGAACTGAAATGGAATGAATCCGCCAATTCTGCCATTAAACAGATAAAAGCAAAAAATTATCCTGCTGTCCTGCAAAATTATGTCGGAGAAATTATTCTTGTCGGCATCAATTACAGTGAAAAGACTGAAAAACACACTTGCAAAATCGAGAAAATTTCTAAGTAGCTCTCCTTTTTGAGATGCACTCGCCATTATGGTGGGTGCATTTTTGTTTCTATTCCCAGTGAGCCATTTGACCAGCTTGGTAGAAAATAACTCCTTTCAGGCAAGCAAGGAAAAAGGGACACGGGCTATATCGGGCTATCACAGGATATACCAGCTCCTATCAGCTTTTCATAGCTCTCATTGCTGAATCATAGTTTGTTTCTTTCTGAAAATTATCAGCATTTCAGGCTTGATTTACGGCTATTTTTCGGCAGAATTGGGAATATCATCTTATTTGCTTGCAACACATTCGTCTGACTGCCCATTTCACGGGCTTTCGCACGGATGATGTTCATTGCCGTTTCGGTGGAGTCTGCCCCTTCCTCAAAAGCAAGCCCCATTTCTTCGGCACTCTCAACAATAGCAGGCAAATCCTCATCAGCGACCTTGCCGGAAATCGCTCCGACTTTGGACATTTCGGCATCGAATTCCGCACCTGTTTTGACAGCGAGTGTTCCAAGCCCGGCGACAGCACCGGTGACAGGCATCAGTTTTTCTCCCACACCGGAGATTTTATCACCGACTTCCTGCATCTTTTCACCGACAGCGGACATTTTGGAAAGAGCCGCATTGGAATTATTCGCTTCCTGCTGTAAATTCCAGAGTTCCTGTTCAGTTTCGATGATTTCACGCTGTAAGGCATCGTACTGTTCGGGACTGATTGGATTACCAAATTCGTCAGAGACATCTTTGGCAGACTGTTTCAGGGCTTTCAGTTCATCGGAAGTAGACTTGATTTCATTTTGCAGTTGGTCGTATTTTTCCTGCGAAATTTCGCCTTTTGCAAGCTGTTCATCAGCCGTTTTTGACTGCTCTTTCAGGTCATGCAGTTTGGTTTCCGTTTCGCCGATTTTCTGCTTGATGGGGTCGTATTTCTCACGCCATGCGTCATAGTTGTCCTTCGTCTGAGCCGCCTGTTCACTTGCTCTTTTGAGCGTTGCAAGTTTATCGCTTGTGGAGGTGACAGCATCAGCAAGAAGCCTCTGTTTCTGAGAAAGCAGTTCTGTATTTGTCGGGTCAAGTTTGAGCAGACGCTCCACGTCTTTCAGTTGGGACTGAGTGCCTTTGATGTCTTTATTGACACCTTCCAGAGCCTTGCTTAATTTAGTCGTATCACCGCCAATTTCAACGTTGATACCTCTGATTCTTGTTGCCATATGCCTTCACCTCTTTTTTGAAAAATACTTGACAAAATCCCACATTATGGTGTATAAATGTATATCAGAAGGAGTTCATGTCATCCTGAGTCGCAAGCGACGGGTAATCAAAATCGTCGTTTTCCTTCTCGATGAACATATCATCAATAAGCCCGATTGTAAGCAGTTCAAGCTCCTGCATGGAAAGCCCCAACTGCTTACACCGGAGCAGAAATAACGGAGTGGTCATTTTCCTGTCAATTGGACGAGCTTTTTTTTAGATTCCGCCATTGACTGTGTATTCAAGTCCCATAATTCAATAAGTTTCGGAAGAACCTCATAAATCGAAAAGACATTGAAACTTTCCAGCCAGTCATTCGGGTCATCAGGAACATTTTCAGGGTCGGCATGATGAGCCATTGTCCACGCCAGATTTTCAAAGACCTCCAGACTTTCAATGTCCAGACCGGATTCACGGGGAGCAGGATTTTCTTCCGTATCTTCCGGAGTATCGGCTTTTTTCTGTTCATTGACAGATTTCTGCAAAACAGCAAAGTCCTTGTAAATGTCACGCTGGAACTTCATTCTGTAAAGGCGAGGCACAGCCGCACTCGCCTTGAAAGGTACATCAATGCCGTCAATGGTGATAATTTTTTTAATAGCCATGTCAACTTCTCCTTATGCACTTGCTTTTGTGGATTTGGTTGTTGCCACTGCTGTGCCGATATTCGGAATATACACAGACTTGTACCAGTTGTTGTAGGTCGTTTCATCTGTCTTTTCACAGGTTTTGCACTTGACGAGACCATTCGGCAGAGCTGTCGATTTGATGGAGAGCGTTTCCGTCTTGACTTCGGTGGATTCCTCTTTGGTACTGCTTTCTGTCTTGGGACGGCTTGCAGAACAGCAGTAAAGCACATGACGGATTTTATTTTTATCCCCCTCGAACTCAAACAAAAGTGCGAACTGTGCCAGTTCTGCGTCGCTTTTTTCAACCAGAACACCCTTATCGTCCAGAAGTTCGCCGAGAATTTCCATTGCAAAATCGGTTGTGACAAGAGCCACTTCGAGGTCGCCTTCATAACCGGCATTATTATTGATGACAAAATACACCACGTTGTCAGCATAGAAATTCGATGCTTCACCGCTTGCATCCACAGAAAGAGAAACTGCACCGGGGAGTCTGACAGGGTCAGCGAATGTCGGAATGCCGTCATCAGACCAAGCTGTAATTTTTGCGTAATGCACCATGTTCAAGCCGTATTTAACTTTGTTTTTCTTGAGTGCCATAAGTTATACCTCCACTTCATAAAGTACCTCATAGAGCCGTTCTGACTCTATCCAGATTTCGGATTTTTCATAAAAAATGTGATGCTCCGTGAGAATATCTTCAATGAGCTGTTCCGTTTCAGGGGATTTTCTGTCAGTATACAGTTCAATGTCAAGC